TCTTTTACACTAATATAACAATAGTTTGCCATAGCAGCAGAAACCAATTTAGTTTCGTTTGAAGTAAACCATGATGGATAATCTGCACCACCACCAAACAATGATAACCGATATGGAGTTTTAGAAATTATCATTCAAAGTTTTTAGAATATTATCTTTGTTTAATCCTAACTTGTTGAGTAGATATTCACGACCACCGTTTTCATACACATACATTTCAGGTATGGTAATTGTTTTAATTTTCTTCATGATGTCGGCATCAGCACATGCTTCCATGACCGCAGCACCTAATGAACCTGATGGTGTCTGCTCATCAATAACAATCACACCTTTAGATGCACGAATAATATTGAGTAATGTTTTTGGAAATGGTTTAGCTTGAATCAAATCAACACCAAAAAGTTTACCGTGTGCTTCGTTGTGTGCTTGTTTAATTATATGTGACATCTTACCTGAACCAATTACCACAACTTTATCTTCCGTGACCAAGTTATCCATTATACGGTAGTCTAAATCATTTACAAAGTTAGTTACTTCTAACTCTGGTTGGTCATGACGGTCAAAACGAATGTAACATAACTCTGGTTTATCTAATAGTTTATTTGCCAATCGTCTTGCTGTACCAGCATCTGCGGTAGTATAGATGTTGCAGTTGATGATAGAACGCAGACACGCAAAATCTTCTGTGATGTAGTGAGTTGGTCCTGCATCAGCATATCCAATACCAATACCTACTGACATGATGCAGATAGGTAGTTTCATCATACTAGGACCAGTTTTGATTTGCTCAATAGCACGAAGAGATATAAATGGTGCCATAGCATAGCAGAACACTTTCTTACCCTGTAGTGCCAAACCTGTAGCAATATCAATCATTGCTTGTTCAGATATACCACAGTGAATAAAGTTGTCTGGATACTTCTCACGCAGCACATCCAATGCTGCTGCACCAAAGTCAGCAGATAAAAAGTAAATGTCCTTATCTGTTTCTAACTTCTCGGTAATCTGTTCAATAAAAGCATCACGCTGTAGCATTATTAATCTCCTTACGGCACTGTTCAATTTGTTCGGGTGTAATTGCTTGCATGTAATGCCATTCAGGTTTGTTTTCCATCAATGAGAAACCTTTACCTTTGACTGTATTACATAGAATAATTTTTGGTTGATATGCTGTTTCATTTAAAGCAGCAACAATTGTATCTGGTTCATGTCCATTCACTGAATGTAAATCAAATGGAAATCCTGTCAACTTCTCACGAATGTTGTTGAGCATCAGGCAATCATCTGTTGTACCGAGAATGATAAGGTTATTGATGTCAATGAAGATGGTCATGTTTTTAATTTGACGGTGAGCAACAAAGAGTAATGCTTCCCATGTTGAACCTTCGTACAGTTCACCTTCCGAGATGACCGTGTAGATGTGTTGATCTGGATTTGCGATTGCCATACCAGCACCGACACCAACACCATGTCCTAGTGAACCTGATGTCATATCAATACCAGGAATTGAGATGTTACCAAAGACACGCAAACAAGATGGCAATCCTTTGCCCCAATTATCCCAATCTTCTTTTGGTAGCACACCAAAGTGTTTCAGTATGGGATACAATGCTACTGTAGCATGACCTTTACTAATTAATACTTTGTTGTTGAATCTATTTTTACTTTCATTGTAGTCCATGTAACCACCATGAAACAACGTGGTTACGATATCGAGCATTGAGAATGTAGAACCTGGATGTCCTTGTCCTACTTCCACAAACTTCTCAAATAGTTCTTTGCGGTATTCATTACCAATTCTCTTTAAGTCCATTATCAATCTCCAAGTAACTTGCGTTTCAATTTAATCTGTGACATCTCTTCAAGGTTTTGTCGTGAGTCTGTACCAAACTTTGTTTCTACTAAATCTAAGAATGGTTTGTGTGAGAAGTATTTGTGCCATGCTTCATCACGAAACTTTAGAACTTCTGGACCAGTGAGAGTCTTAGTACGAAGTGGTCTGCAATCATAAGATAAGAAAGCATACTCTTCAAATGTCTGTGGTAGTTCCCAATTGTTTGCCATAGCATCACGGTGTAGCGCAGAACCTGGCAGTGCCATTGCAGCATAGAAGTTTGCATGTTCACAGTTCAACTCAAGTGCAAGGTCTAAAGTTTCTTGCATAGTCTCATATGTATCTTCTGGAAATCCGAACATATAGTTACCAAGAATATTGATGCCAGCATCTTTGATATCTTTTACAATCTCATAGATGTCCACATCTTGGAACTTACCCTTCTCAATCTCAAGTCGTACATTACGATTACCTGCTTCGATACCAAGACACAACCAGTTGACTCCTGCTTTCTTGAATAACTCTAGTTGGTCTTTGCGAACTGAATCTACACGTGCGTATGCCCAAATGTTAAACTTGATACCACGTTCAATCAGACCTTGCAGAATAGGCACATAATATTTTTTGTTAAGGAAGAACATCTCATCAGTCAGTCGCAGTGTTCGTACACCAGAGTCCCAAAGATACTCTAACTCTTTGAGCATCAATTCGGGTGACCAGAAACGCATACCTTTTGAATCGGAAGCAACAGCAGAATCAAACGATGTGCGGTTTACAATGTTAATCATACAGAAGCTACAACCAAATGAGCAACCTAACGATGTGTAGATAGCAGCAAACGGTGTGCGTCCTTCATCTTTAAAATAGTTGTGCCAGTAATGAGCACGATACTTGTCGAGCATCTTACCATTCGTTGGTAGTAAGTCCCATGCATAACCTGGCATTATTCTATCCATGTCAGCAGTTTGCACAAGTTTACCAGCAGCACCCTTTGCAGGTAGTCCATGCTTCTTGTATACCAAACTGGATACTTTATCTAACTCATCTTCCAGATTTGTTTTGAGTAAATCCAATAGACCATAGACACCTTCATTGATGAATACAAAATCAATAAATGGATAACTAATTGTCTCGTATGGCATGGCAGATGCATGTGAACCAATGAATACAATCTTGATATCGGGATGTGATGCTTTGAGTTGTTTGGCAAGAGCAGTAGCACCAATCATCATGGTAGTGCCAGAGTTTGGATTCTGTCCGTAGAGAACGAACACTGCTAGTCTTGATTTGGTTGCAGCAATTTTATCTGCGGCAGTTACATCATCACAAGGTTCAGCATCAAAGTCTAGGATACACGGATCATAACCCTCAACACGAACTGCATTTGCTAGAAGCAATGCCCACGTTGGGGGTTCGATTGCTGCATATTTGTTTGCTAGACCCTGATATGCTTTGGCGGCACTGCTCGGAATAACAAAAGTTACTGTTTCACCTACCATAATAAATCACCTTTTTAATGTAATTGTTTGTTTCTCATCTCTCGTATTTCGTTTATAATTTCTTCTGCAATCTTTTGTTCTTCTTGTTCTTCTTTTTCCATGTTTGATAATCGTTGCTCAAGAAGTTCTTCCGAGTTTAGCATCTCTTCGATAGTCTTATCAACCAAGTTTTCATAATATTCTTTCATTGATTCTTTGGGTTCAACGATAGTAATAATATCTGTGGTATAAATGATTGCTGAATCTTCTTTGATGAGTTCTACTGGTAACCACGGCATCATCATCAAAACAGTTTGACCTGTAGGCAACCGTCTAAAAACTAAACGCATCGGGTTATTTAGAACCACTGTTTCATTCTGTTCTTCTTTCTCAATCATAGACGCCATAATGTCTTCGCCTGTTTGCATTCTTATGATTTTTACGTTATCCATTTTTGACCTCTATGTTGTAGAATTTATATTTGAACTTCTCTTCATCGTATATCTTTACACGTTCCTCAAAATGCTTGAGTGTAAAGTTGACATGTTTGCCTATACGGAAATCATCTACAATATCAAATAAAACTGCTTCCTTTTTGTTATCACCAAGTCGAAGACCACGACCTATTGATTGCAAGTTGCGAATACGAGATTTACTTGGTGATGCAAAAACTACGTTGTGTAAATTGCGAATATTAATACCAGTTGAAAAAGTTCCATAGGAAGCAACAATGATTGCATTGTTTTCTTTTTCGGTTAGTTCACGAACTTGTTCTCGGACTTCAACATCCGTTCCACCATATACAAAAAATACTTTTCTATCTTTAGCAGACTCGTTTATAATCTTATGTAACTCTTTGCCATGCCTCTCAACCAACTGAAACAAAACTAAAGTATTACCTTCCAATGATATAACTAAATTACGTATAAATTCATTTCTTTGCTTACTCTTTACTATATATTCTATCTCATTTAGATAGTCCCAACCACGTGATGCCTTGCAGACTTCCTCCGAATACTTGAGTATCAAACACTTGATTCTAAACTCTGCCAGTTGTTTGTTCTCAATCAGTTCGGCAGTTGTTACTGACTTGAATATCGGTCCAAACAATCCCTCCAGAACCAATCTGTGGGTCTGTGTGCCATCAATCGTTCCTGTGCATCCAATCCTATAGGATGCTTTATCAAGTCCTGTCATAATCGTTGTGAGTGACTTGGCTTTGAATTGATGTGCCTCATCCCCAAGAACAAAATCAAACTGCTCGAAATATTCTTTGGGGTTCTTATAGATGGATTGCCATGTGGTAATCGTTAGGAACTTATCGGTTTCTTTATCCTTACCTGAATACTGTCTGTGACAATGCTTCTCCGAATCATATCCATACGATTCAAAATCTTTATACATCTGTTCCACCAACGATGTGGTGGGAACAATCAGCAAACCTTTTTTGTATTCTTGCTGTATATACCGAAGTATGATGTATTGTATTAGAGACTTACCTGATGCGGTAGGTGAAAGCAGTAGCATTCGTTTAGTTCGTATTGCTTGAATGAATGCTTTAAGTTGATAGTCACGAACTTCATGAGGTAACTTTAATATATCAACAAACTCTTTTGCTTCTACGGCAGAAAAGTTTACGGTAGAAGTAATTTTACTATCTACTTCTAGTTTATAGTTTCTTTCTTCACAGAACTTTTCTACGTAAGGAACAAGACCATGATAAAGAGTAAAGGTTCGTAGGTCAGCAAGTCGTATCTTACCATCCCACAAACGATTTTTATATGCTGGCATAAACTGATAACCAGGAACAAAGAAAGTAAAGTAGTCGGCAAGTTCTTGTGCGACACCTTTGTCACATTCAAACTTTATGAATGCTTCATTTTCTTTGTGGAGTATTAAATCAGACACCTTGAATAAATCTTTCCCATTGTATAAAGTCTCTCAATTGATAGGTTCTGGAGTTGAGTTCTTTGATTATGCTAGTGCAGACATCTACTATCTCATCGTGTATTGCTTTCTGAGCAGCACACCTATTCATATCTTCATCTGCTTCTAAGTATGTAGTGAGGTCAGATTTGAGGGTATATGGGAAGGGTATCCAACCATACTTCTTCAAGTCATCATCATCAAGTTTACCAGTGTAGTATTCCCATTTGAGTTTACGCATCTTCTGGTACTTGAATTCTGCTTCTTTGGATAGCAGTCGATGATTTGAAAGTATGTTCAAATACTTAGAATGAAGTTTGGGGATGTCAAGCAATGCTTTACCTGGCTCGGTACGATCAATGTTACAATCGGACACCCACATCTTCAGTAGTTCATCTAGTTTAGTCATCATTATAAATCTCCCTAATCAAGAGATTATATCACATGTTTATACTTCTGTCAAACTTTTTTTAGAATTGAATGCTTCCAGAACCAGTAAATCTATAACAGTTGAATCCACCTGCTTCAGTGAACGATGCTCCTGAAACTGATGCAGCAACTTTATTAGATGATGGATAACGAATAAGCACAACACCAGAACCACCTGATTCACCACCACTATTGTCACCACCGCCTCCACCGCCACCTCCAGTGTTCGGTGCGCCAGCAGTTTCACCAGAGTATGTAGCACCTCTACCACCACCGCCAGTAGCTGGAAATGGTGCTGAACTACCGTTGTAACCACCCCAACCACCTGTGCCTCCAGGATTTGGACCACTTCGTGGTTCATCGGTCTTACATCCACCACCGCCACCACCTGCGTAGGATGCAGGTGTGCCAGAATATGTTGACACTATACCCATGCCGCCGTTACCACCAACACGATGAACTGTGCCATCTACGTTTGTGATAGGATTACCACCAGGCGCACCAGCACCGCCACCACCGCCGCCAGCCATATACTTAGTATTATTTCCCGCACCATTAGAATTACCTCCACTATTTCCTTGAGGGGCAGAACCACTACCACCAGAAG